GAATGACGCAACCTTAGCATTATTTACAACTATCTCGACCGGCACATTAACGTAAGAACCTAAAACAGTTGCATACGCCGTTGTTCCCGTTCCTAGTTCTGCGCCAACACTACCGTTAACGCCTAAAGCGGTTTGACCACCACCAGTGCTATCAATCTGAATATAGTTTTGATCAGTTGATGTTCCGTAACATCTAAAGCCTGGAAGACTCGCAGCAGTAGTTCTATATGCAATCAATCTGCCGTTAGCCAAAACTGTGCTTGTTCCTAACGTAGAACCCATTTCTACCGCATTGATGCTACCCGCAGCACCGTTTGTGCCTATGTAAGTTGACTTTGTGTTTCCACTTGCAGTTACGCCCGTGTTAATGTTGACGGCGTTTGTCGTAGTAGATTGACCAAAAGTCAGCGTTCCCGTCATTGCGGTACCGCCGATAGTCACGGTGCCAGTGGTTGCCGATGTTCCAAAAGTGTGAACACTTGCTGCCGCACCTCCTAGTGTTACCGCACCGTTTGCGCCGAGTGTTGTAAACAACCCAGTATTTCGAGTTGTGGCTCCCACCGTTCCGTTAATGTTGATGCTGGCAGTGCCGGTCAGGTTTGTAACAGTGCCGCTAGACGGTGTACCAAGAACACCGCCATTGACCACAAACGCACCAGCAGAGCCTGTATTAACTCCTAAAGCTGTAACTACCCCTGTACCTGTGGTTGTTGTAGAAGGAGCTGCTCCTGCACCACCGCCTATTACAATAGAACTAGCAGCAAGCGCAGCAGATGTTGCCCAAGTAGAGGCACTAGAAAAGTAAGGGATACCACCAGAGGTGCCAGCAACCGTTAAGGCTAGTGTGCCAGATGTAGTGATCGGTGAGCCAGCAACCGAGATCAAACCGCCAGTAAAGGATTGTCCTACGCTGGTAACTGACCCGCTGCCTTTACTGTTAAACGTATTCCAATCAGTACTAGTTAGATAGCCATTAACACTAGTCGTAGCAGCAGCCATTGAAATTGCTGGAGTAGTTCCTCCAGACGACACTACTGGTGCTGTACCTGTAACCGAGGTTACGTTGCCAGATGCGGTACCAGTTAATGCTCCTATAAAAGTAGTTGCTGTTGCAGTGGTTGCAAAAGTAACACTCTTGTCCTGATCTATTGTGACTGCTGTAACTTGAGCAGTTGTTGTGTTGGGAGTAACTTTAATTAAAGTTTTTGCTCCTCTAGCTATAGCACTCCAGTTTTCTGTTGCAACACCTTCAAAAGAAAGTTGTGGATAACCGTCTGAAGAAGTTGTGCCATATCCTGCAAGTTCAAACTTACCTAAACTGTCTCCACTTTGAGGCGCTTGGGGCGTTGCATAAGCTCCTCTGAATTTAGTGACTCGCATAGACGAGCTATTTGCATCACTTGAGTAACCTCTAACAGCAATTCTTGAGGACGAGTTGTTGTCCCCAAAGAACCTTGCCAAAATTGTAGGAACAGTTGTTGTGTTTACCCCAAGATGGCTAATGTTAGTTAAACTTTGGGCGTTGAGATCAACTGCACTTGCTGCCCCTGTGTATGGAACGTAACTTAATGTTGGTATGTCAGCAGCAACTAAAGCCCTAAAAGTAGGAACACCTGCACTGCCGTTAGGTGCTGCCAAAACATAATTAGCAGTTTTAGACGCATACGGATTTAGTGTGTCGCCATAACCAGCATTAAGACTAATAGCAGGGGTTGCACCGCCTGACGATGCTACTGGAGCAGTACCAGTAACACTGGTTACAGTACCCCCAGATCCTGTAGCAGACAGGGTACCAGCAGCAAAAGAAACCCCTGTACCGATTGTGACGTTAGAGAACCCTCCAGAGCCATTACCGTACAGAATAGATGTTCCACTAGTAGCTGGAGCGTAATCAGTACCAGAAGTAGCAGCACTGATAGCTGTACCGTTACCCTTCAGAAGCCCTGTAACGCTTGTTTTAAGGGTTATGACAGGTGTAGTAGTGGCAGTAGCCACAGTACCAGCAAAGCCGTTAGAAGTGGCTACAGAGACCGTTGTAACGGTACCTAGGTTTGTAAGCTGGGTAGCCGTAAGGTGATAATACTGACCGCTAGTACCTCCCTGGATAGTCTGTAAATCGTTGTGGTTCCTAGTAACAATATCCGTAATGTTGCTACCGTCAAAATTAAGGGAAGCCCAAGAAATAACTCCTTGAGCTGCACCAACAATGACATTCCTAACCTTGTTAAACCACTCTCTCCAGACATGACTCTCTGGTTCGATAGGTTCTTTAGGTATCGGAGGGAGTAGTTGAGCCACTATTAATACCTTACGCCAGTAGCAAAGCCGTGCTTTTTAAGTTCTGGAACATCGTGTTCAAGCTTTTTGCCTATGTCAGTACGGTAAGCAACGCTGTTTGGGATCTGTATTTTGTTCTTAATAACACCGTAGCAGTGGTCACGAGCCTCTGTAACTGTACTACCAGACCCCGTAACAATGCAAACGTAGTCCCCAGCAGTCACGTACATCGGTACGTTCATCTTGAGTTTACCATCAACCATACAAGGAGCTTTACCCATCTGAACTTCAGACAAGTGAATATCCTTTAAGACATCTTCTTCGGTAAGACCAAAGAGAGGATAACCAGAGCACTCTTTCTTAGTAAGACGACTATAAGGATAATCGGGAATACTAATAACAACACCACAAGCAACGTCAGTACTGCACTTAAGAGTATCTTTACCGTCGATAAGGTCAAGCATCCATTCAATAGGATCACCTTTGTGTAGGGATTGTTGAATGTTAAACAAAGGCCAACCAGGTCTCATTGTCCACTCAAGGGGCCAAGCTGTACCAGACTTGTCTATCATGCAATTTACATCAACGTAGCCAGTGTAACCTAGCCCCATCAGCATGTCTTCAGCGGGTTTAAGAACATCCTCAGCCAATTTAGACTTCTCGGTATAGCGAACAATGGTGCCTTGTTCACCTGTGTTAACCCCAAGATCGTCGTTCATTAGTTTCTTGTGTTCCCAGGACTCACACCACCACTTAGAGAAACCGTTACGACCAAACCAACCACCAACCCCAAACTCAAGACCCTTAACAAACTGCTGAAGAACAAACTCACCTTTATAGGAGTTCTTTTTCTTCCAATATTGCAGCATGTAGACCATATCAGCAGCGTCTTTAGAGACGTAGCTAAGTGCTTTTTCACCATCTCCAAGAGGCTTAGAAACGTATCTAACGGGGTTATTAATAACATGGGCTATGGCGTCATCGTAGCTTTTAAACTTCTCCATAGGGATTGTAGGCACGTCACAGCGGCAATGGGCATCAGCCCCCACCTCACGGTCTTGTTCCCAGCGTGTAGTGTCTATAGAAGGCCCAAAGATAGGGTATCCCTGGTCTCTGTAACGCTCAAGAGCGTGTACGTACATATTGTTGTCTGTACAAAAGATTAGGTCAGCCCAGTTCATGTGAGCTTCCCAGTGCGGCACACGGTCAATCATACCGTCACCTACTTCAGACCTAGAACCATCCTTGTTGTTTCGTACGTAACAACGTACTTGATGTCCGTGAGCTTTGCTGCGTATAGCCAAGTCAAGGCACATACCGCCCGTATCAATTATAAGGAGCTTCATTCCCAACCCTTTTCTCTGGCTTTTTCTTTGTAACGTTTACGGGCTTCTCGAAGCTGTTTAGCTCGTTCAGAATTAGAAGCTTTACGTTCAGCTTTAGTTTTACCATAAACAGGGAAACCTAATGTTCCTAATAACGCTCTCTTACCGCCCTCACCTTCAGGAGCAGACAAACCAGCAGAAGCTTGGAACGGTAAAGCCATACTAGCAATAGCTTTAGCACGGTTAGCAATAGAAGGATCAACCAGCTTAGGAGCAGTAGGACTAGCGTATTCAAGCCCCGTAGCAGCAATAATAGCAGCCTTAGGAATAAATCCAAGCTTGTTTGTAAGGGTTTTATCGGGATCAGAAATCCAGTGGTAGGGTTCCATAGCGTGTTTCATAGCTTGCATACTGGTTCCATCAGGCCACTCAATACGAGTTGGGTCTTTGTTCTCCCAGATAGGACGGTTGGCAGTCAGCATATTGATGCCGTTAAGCAAGGTCAGATAGGTCAAAGCAGTTTTAAACTGGTACAACCTAGCGTAGTCAGCCTTAGTACTGGGAGTAGCCATGCCCTTGATACCCTCTACGGGGTGCCACTTAGTAGGATTAAGTCCTTTTGGAAGAGCTGAAGTAAAGGCTTTGATTGTAGAAATAGTCCAGTCAGGAGCAAACAGCATAATCTGTAGAGCTTTACGCCCTTGTGGGGAATAAGCAGCCATAGCCATACGTTTGCCAAACTCTGTCTGAGCAGAACGAGCTTCTTGAAACCAGTTCAAACCACCAAAGGATTTGTTAACAAAGCTAGTGATCTCCTTACGAGAAGCAGCTTCATCAAAAGGTTGTTCTTTTAAAAAACCCTGTTGTTCTTTTAAAGAACTTTTTTGTCTATCCTTTAGTTCTTTATAATATTCTTCAAAAGCTATCTGCCTTTCTTCTGGAGTGCGACCATGCCGAGTATCAAATGTAGCTTTAATTCTTAAAGATTCATCTGAAATTTCTTTAATATTTTTAATAACTTTTTTAACCTTTTCAATTCTTTTTGCTTCAGCTTTAGCGTGGTCTATACGAGCCTTCTCAAGATACTTGTCTGCTACGTACAGTTTGCCTCCAGTGTGAAGATAGTCCCAAGTAATCTTGTCAAAGACACCTAGGGTGTATTTCTCAGTAGCAGAAAGAGTAGACTCAAGAATACGAGTCTTGGGGCCAAACTTACCGATCAAACTGTCAGCAAACTTGCCTGTGCTGCCCAACAATCCCTTAGTAACGTCACTAGGCATCTCAAGAACCAAGCCATCTCTTTGCCACTTGTCTACACTATCCCCTAGCCCACCCGCTTTAAATTGCTCTACGGCCTTCCTAATGCCTGAGTATTGGGTTCCTAGAGCCTTATCTACAAGACCCAAAGCTACTTCTTTAATAGGAGTGACTATCGGTATGCCAGTACTAGACAGTACTTCCAGAAGACTTTTAGCGTGAAAGAACGAACCAATAACGTTAAGGCGTTTAGTAGCTTGAGAAACAGTATAAAGAGCATTTACAGCAGCATTGCCTTTAGCTTCAAAAGCAAATTTAAGAGCAGGAGCAAGATCAGGATGCACAGCATAGCCAGCAAACTGTCTGTCTTTAATCATCTCCCAACCAAAAGGCAAAGGCTCTTCAGCAGTCACCCTACGAACTATAGACTCACCGGCAGGGTTTCTGATACTAATAACACTGTCTACAAGCTTCTTGTTTTCAATAGCCTTCTCCATTGAGAGGGCATATTCTTTGTAGATCTCAGCAATGTCTTTTGTTTTAACTTCTAGTTTAAAGTCTTTACCCGCCAATGCTATGCGGTCATTAATGTCAGCTAAGACACGATCTAATTGAGCAAAAGTTTCAACCTTACGTTCTTTACCAAAACGACTCTCAGGAGACATGCCTTTACCAGGCTCACCACGTGAGCTACCTGTACCAAAAGTTTCACCCAAAAAGGTTTCAAGAGCACCCTTAGGCATATCTGCCCAGTTGACTATGTGAGTTACGTAGTTCTCAAGAAGACCTTTAACAACACCTTCTTTTAAAGCACGTTCACCAACATCTTTCATTAGCCCATTGTATTTGTCAGCAGCTTCTTTAGCAGCACCTGTAAGGGTGTCTGCTTTCTTGGCGTCAATCGCTATAGCAACTTGTTCTCTAAGGGCAGCATCGGGCACCAGAGTCTTAAGGTCGTTACTGTTATTAGTAACAATCCTCTCGTTAGCCATCTTGTTGTTGATGTTAATCTCTACAAAGTCTTCAACCTCTTTGACTGGATTAGCCCAAGTCTCTTTGTATTTTTCATAGCCAGTAAAGAATTCACGAGCAGCATCAGCACCTTTAGAGGCGTAAAGTTCTTTACCTTTTGCTTTTAAATCTGCTTCGTCAGTTACTTTACGTGGGTCATAACGAGTGGGATCTACTTCAGGAGTAATTGATTCAGGAGCACCTGTACGCAACCCCTTAACTGTGTGGGTAGTAGTTGCTGTAGGAATTGCATCAGGAGAAGATTTCATTCCTCGTTCAGTTGCTTCGAGCAAATGCTGAAAAGCAGATTTTTCTTTAGCAGAAAATCCAAGAGCTTCAGAAATAGCACTTACAAACTTTGTAAAGCCTGTTTCTTTTCCTTTGTATTTAATGTCTTTAAGAAGTCGTATTACTGTTGGGCTAGTTGTACCCATAGAAATAAACTCTGCTTCACTATCAAAAGCATACCTAAGGTCTTTTATTTTTTGTTTGTCTACAAGCGTAGTTGGGCGCATCTGCCCATCTTCTCCCTGATTAAGAAGAAGTTTGTCTGTAGCAGATTTAAAATCGCTTTTAACAGCATCCATTATGCTGCGTATTTCAGACTTAAAGGCAGGATTAACCTCTAACTCTAATTGAGTTCCTTCGTGTACTACTTCATGTGCAGCAGTTTCTATTTTGTAACCAACAGATCCTTTAAAAGCTAATCGACTTTTTTCAGGATCAGAACCAGCACTCCAACTAGATTTAAATCCTTGGTTAACCCAATCTTTTTCAGATATGTGTTCAACCTTCCACCCCTTCATTCTCTCTTTCATTTTGTCTAAGAGAATGCTTACAAAGTGTTCTTTACCCAAAGTTGATTGAACGTAGTTAACTAAGTCTTCAGTAGAAGTAATTTTAGACATCTCTGAAGAGCGATTCTTTTGACCTACCAGTTCCCACTCATTGAGAGCTTCATTAATACGGTCTGATGTGGCTTTAGATATTGGTTCAGGATCAGGAGTTTTATCTATTAGCGACTGACGTTCATTGTTAAGAGCAATTAAATCTTCTACTTTAGTTTCAGTTTTACCTAATAGTTCAAGCATCCTTTTATCTATATTTTCAATACTAGTTAAATATTCTTCCCTAGTATTTGGTTCAATAGATTTAATTTCTTCTTTGGGTTTGAGAGCGTCCATACGCTCAGGGCCAAAGTCGGTAGAGTGCAAGCCTTCTTTAGGATCAACCTTCTTGGTTAACAGGTCAGCGTGTTGATTCTCAGCAATGATCTGAGCTTCTTTACGAGTAACAAAAGAATTATCCTCAGTAAGGAAACCCTGTATAAGTTTAGGATCAGTTTTAAGCATCTCATCATGGCTCTTACCTTGGGGTATATATTCCCCAGTCTCAGTGTCCATGAAAGCAGCTTCTTTAAGCTTCTTACCTGCACTAGTGGCTAGTTCTGCTTCACGTAGGTTGGCGTCTACCCGTGTAGAAGCTTCTGTCTTAGGGGGTGTAGAAGGCTCTGTAGCAGCTCCAGGAGCCTCAGAAGGTGCGGGAGCCTCACCTGAAGCTTTAGGTCGCTGTAAAGTCTGTCTAGCCATTCCTAGGGCTTCTTTACCGGCATGTAGCCCTGCTCCAAATACTCCACCCATAGTTGCTTGAGTTCCAAGAGCAGCAGGATCATAGGGTTTGCGTTCAGCAGTCTGGGCAGCTAATTCAGCACCACCCATAACGGCAGCACCTTCAGCACCACTGGCAAGAGTCTTAGCAGCTATTTGAGAAGCAGCATTTAGTTTTTGAGTAATAGCGCCCGTCTTAGCAACAGCACCCAACCCACCAATAAGAAGAAACTCAGGATCTTGGACAATGCCTTTAAGCATAGTCACAGCAGTGTCTATTGGGTGTTCAACCATCTGACGACCCATTTGACGTACATTTGCTCCTACTTCAGAAGCAACCTTACCTGGTTCAGAAACTAGCCTACCCAATCCCTTTTTAGCTTCATCTCCCATTTTAGATAGCTCGTCTTTTTCTTGAGCATCCATAGCAGCACGAGTTGACTCAGGCAACATAAACCTAGCAGCACGTTCTCCAATACCTTTGCCAACACGACCAACCATTCCTTCTTCAAAGAATTGCCTAGAAAGAAATGGTGCTTCTTCTTGTTTGTTACTAGGAACACTTGGTTTAGATGCTTCCTCAAAAGAAAACGATTCAGTGCCAGTAGCAGTTGGCTTACTGGCTTCTTCAAAACTAAAAGATTCAGCCATCGTTATTCCTTAATAAACTTAGAGCCATCCCACTTAGCTACACCCTTGCTAGTGCTGTAATACTTTCCAGAAACTAATTCTTTTTCAGTAGCAGGAAAACTAAGGGGAGCTTCTTTAGTTCCAGCAGATTTGGGTGGTTCAGTAGCAGCCGGAGTAAGTGTAGCTCCTTTGTCTACTTTAGACTTAACTGAGGTAGGAAGAAACTGAGCATAAGTATCCCTAGTCTTTTTAGCCTCATCAATTTCAGCTTGAATACTATCAGCACTTTCTTGAAGTATTGTTCGTTGGTCTTTGTTTGGATCTTCCCCACCAAACTCCATGCCTAATATTTCTTTAGCTTTGGGAGTAGCAGGTAAAGCAGCTAAATCTTTTTTAGCTTTACGAAGTTCATCCATGAGTCTAGGTACTTTTATTGAAGCATCAGTATATTGTTTAAGGGCTATTTGTTCTACAACCCTGTCTTCTTTACTAGACAAAGCAGCAATAAATCTATTGTTAGTTGCTTCTAATTTTCTAGCCTCAAGAGCTAGACGATCTTCCCGTAAACGAAGATCTTGGCGGTCTTTTGCTTCTTTAGCTGCTTCAGCTTTGCCCTTGATTGAATCAATGTTCTTAATAGCAAAGTCTTTAAATTGTTTAAACTTACCAGTACTAGCAGCTTCTCTTCCTTTGTCAGCAAGAAGCTTTACTTCTTGAGGCGAAAGAGCACCTTCAGCTTGAGCAGCCATCATAACTTGTTCAACGTTACTTCCAGTGTCATCAAGCATAAGCATATAGTTGTGTGCTTTATCTAGCTTGTGTTGTTGCATTTCAGAACTAGCTTTTTGAGACTGAGCTTCTTGGAGCTTAACTGTTTGACCATGAGAGTAAAACTCTGCTCCTTGTTTAAATTTACCACTTGCATCTAAATGTTGTGCAATTTTAAACATCTGGTCAGGAATAGGAAGCTCTTTAAATTTGGGGTCTTTAGCTAGATTGCCAATAAGTTCTTTAGCAGCAGCATCGTCCTTCTGTGCTTCTACAAAGGCTTGCATTTGAATCTGAGCTTGTTGCTGATTGATCTTGCTAGACTCAAGATTCTGTTGCATACGCTGTGTCTCAAGCGGGATGCGTTCCTTTTCAGCTTGAGCTTGGAGTGGTTGTAGTTCTAGTTGCAAGGCTGCTTCTTGGCCTTTTGCAACGTTTGTCATCATTAGTGGCATAGTGGTAATTCCTTAATTATTTCTTTAATCCCAGCTTGACCACCAAGGAGAAACATCTTGTGATCCCATATCGGCAGTTTGCCAACCAGAAGGAGCAGCAGGTATATCTGGAACTGATACTGGAGCATTCCAAGCAGGAATATTTTGTGATCCCATGTCAGCAGTTCCCCAACCTGAATAACCACCTACAGGACTAGTCATACCCGTAGTTTGTACTCCACCTGTTTGTGGCCCACCAAATAGAGTACTAAGTGCTCCAGCACCTTGACCAAGAGCACCCCATCCAGCTTGTGCTGCCTGTTGAGCTTGTTGCTGTGCGTTTAGTGCTGCCGTAGCACCAACAGAAGGATTTTGCCCCGCACCAGCTAATCCAGAAAGTTGTTTGACGTAATCGTTGTAGGAAGTTTGAGCAAACTGTTGACCATACCTTTGTTGTGCCATACCAGCACCACCAGAAGCAGGAGTACCAGGTTGTCCTGGAGTACCTGTACCCATACCACGTTGAGCTAGATTTCTGTTTAATCCTTGTAGACCTTGTTGAAACTGAAACTGGTATCCAGGTTGAGACATAGCCAACGAAGGATTAGCCATTACGGAGTTAAGTTGATTGATGTATTGCTGTCTAGAAGGAGCAAATGGATCTGCCATTGTCTGAGCAGATTGTGGGCTTATTCCAGGGTTCCTAATAGAACTAATTCCAGAAAACAAACCACCAAGACCAGCACCAGTCTTAAGAGCACTAGCTACACCAGCAGGAGTAGACATAGAATTTACAAACTGATCCCAAACTCCAGGTTGAGAACTAGCAATGTTCATTGCATTACCAGGAAGAACAAACTGGTCAGCAATGCCTGCTGCTGTTCCTAACCCAGCAACACCTCCTTGAGCAGCAGCTACTTCTCCTGCTGTAGCCATTACTCCACTAGCAGCTTCACCTGACATACCTATCGCAGCATTGGCTGTTGCTACTTGTTCGGCGGTAATTGCCCCCGCTTCCGCTGCACCGGCTATTTCCGCAGCGCCTACATCAGCCGCAAGCATTCCACCACCGTAATACGCAGCTACCGCCGCAAGTACATATGGAGCCGCTTCTTCTACGGTGTTTCCTATGCCTCTAGTGCCGGTATCAATAGCCCGATTAACTGTGCCTACAGGATCACTAGTAAGATTACTAGCAGTGTCACTGAGAGTTTGTACTGGATTACTAAAAAATCTTTCTAACCAACTCATGGTCTAATCCTTTATACGTCATAGTTAATTTTGTTGGGCTACAGCTTGTAGTTGAGGGTCAGAGGCTTGTTCACCACCTTGCACAGACATCTCAAAAGAAGATAGACGAAGAGGAATGTCGTCTGTAACTAGAAACTGATACGCCCTATATCGGGACTGTCCTAGCTGCCAAATGATGCTTCTTGGGTTGTCGAGTAATACCGTTCTAACCGCAGAGAAGTTTACGTAGTCATCACTGGAGAAATTGATACTCATTGTACCACTTACCTTGTCCCCAATAATCTCCCCAGACTCAAAGAACTTCCTGTGCCTAGTACCTGCATCAATGTTATTAGTAACAACCCGCCAGTAGATGTGCTGGGTGTTATCCGTATAGGTTTCTGTGTCTATCTGGTACAAAGCACCACTAATAGGGTCTACTCCATATACTCCAGTAGCAAACTCAGTAGCCGTCCAAACCTTAAAGGCGTGTTCAGCACCACTGTAATAAGAAGTCCATTCATACCAAACCTTTTGATCTACGTCGTGTACAAAGGTTTTGTCTAGATTAGGTAGAGTCATTACGTAAAACGTATGCCCAGCTATCCTAAAAGCAAAAGACTGAATATTGGTATTAGTGTCTGCATTGAGATACTTTTCAATGTATTGGTCTGAAATAATCTTTGGGGTAAACCCATCAAGCATATAGACAGACTTACCGTGAGTCTTAGATTTTCCTACGTAGATCACACTTTGCTGGAACTGAACTACGCTATCTCCATCAGCGCACCCAATTTCATTCTTGTAAGAGTCTTGTCTGAGAAAAGGACTACCTGAAGCATTAGCAGCATCATAAAAGAACTCAGTACTCCATTCTCCAAAGGCCACTATAAAGTTAAAGTGTTTTACAATAGCTACTAAGTAGTCTGGATCAGACTCTACAGCTACTGTATTTAGTGGATTCCAAAGCATTGGGTATTCAGGATCAGAACTAAATATCTGACCCAGCTTAGTAGCTACAACAGTGTATCCATCTAGATACACTGCTCCAGCAGCTAGTGCTCCTGCTCCAGAAGGAAACCCATTAAGGGCTACTGAAGCAATAGCTCCTACTCCACCCCCTACGGGGTTAATGGTGCAAGTAGGGGCAGTCACATACCCAGCTCCGTAGTTAGTTATAGTCACAGAAACTACTACACCACCAACTACGTTGACTGTACCTGTAGCTAAAGTGCCTCCAGAAGGAGGAGCACTAAAAGTACAAGTAGGAGTTACGTAGCCGCTACCACCTACGTCAATAGTTACTTCGTAAAGCATTCCAGGTTGAATTAGGACAAACGGATTATTTTCAGTGGCTACATAACCGTTAGTACCGTTGTGCATAAACAAATAAGCATCGTTACCGGACTCAGCAAAGTAAACATCCTGTATGTCACCCGTAAGGGTGCCGCCATCTGTAGACGTAAAGTTAGGATCTATGATGTAGACTTTGTTATTAATAACAACCCACAGGTCTCCGCTGTCACACTTGTACATCCCCTGAGCCTGTCCAGCAGCCATAGCTGGAGTTATTGTTGTTGCTAATAGCCCTGGACGTTTAATGTTGTCTCTGTTGTTTTGATCTACAGCTTCAAAATAACAGTTAACACTCCTAGAATCTTTGGCTGTTAAAGCCGTTCTAGAACGTATTGGTTGTGTTAGCGGTATACGTACTGTGCTCATAGCTACCTACCAAAGGAGGTAAAGTTACGAGAATCAGGCTGGAAGAAAGTACTCTCGTTCTCAACGTCCCAGCTTGTTAGTTGATCTTTGTATTTTTCAGCTCGTAGCATTACCTCTTGCCTGTGGTTAATAGGCAAACCAAACTCAAGAGAAAGCTGGTCAGCTAGTCCCCAAACAAGAGCTTGCATCCACTCATTAGGAAAGTCAGGAACAGTAGTAGCCGTAGAAATGTCGTAGATTGGTCTTTGACAAGTCAGAATGATTACGTAGTTGGTTGAAGTAGCCACATCAGGTGTCAAAAATAATTTGACACTTGCAGAGGTAGAACCTGGATTAAGGTAGACAGAGTTAGCTATACCTGTAGAGAACTTAGAACCTAGAGTCATGTACTCTTGTTTGCTTAGGATCTGTAGGGGTGTATCTACGTAGGGTGTTACGGCAATGTTTCTAATAACACCTTGGATAAGACGTAGCGGCCTATCAGCAACTAAGTCAGGCCCACTGGGGCCAATAATGTACTCACTTTGATTAGTTACTGGGGTAATAGTGTACTCAATGACTGTCCACAACTTAATGCCTTCAGTCATCCATTGTTTGACCATAAGGTTAAGCGCCTGAGCACAGTTGGTCACTATGTTTGAATCTATAGTAGCTGCCGTATCACCAGGCTCTACAGCACCTAGTTTGCGTAGAGCTGTGAGAATAATCTCATCTCTGGTAATTGAGTATGTAGAAGTAGACATTATTTACAACCCCAACGTTTTCTAGCAGCTTTTCCTCTTTCACCAGACCAACTGCTGCTACGAGCACAGAATGATTTGTGACGAGGATTAGAGGCATCTTTGCTAGGTGCTTTTAAATTACTTCCTGTAGCTTTGTTTGCTTTGGCTCTACCTTTAGCAGTAAGCCCAGCACCTTTGCTAACAGGTAGTTTTTCTCCACGACCTACTGACAAATTGGGAAACTTCTTACGAGCCATTTGTTGCTCCTAAATATGTAGCACGCTCATCTTTTCGACGGTTAACAAGCCCTTGAAACACTTTACCCCCTGCTTTGGTATACAGCAAGAACCCATCAGCAGCACCCTCAAAATCACCCCGATTGTGTTTCATACGAATACTGGATCTTTGCAAACACCCTAGTCCCACATTAAAAGAGAACGAGACAAGTGCATCAAAACGACCGCTAGTAAGCCCACTAGGACATAATCGTTCCACTCCTGCCTCAAATCTTGCCAGATCTTTCCTAAGAATCTCATCGACTTCCTCCATCGTAAAGACCTTGTTCCAGCTATCGGGAAGCGTTTTACCGTCTTCAATAAGGTGTCCTACCCCTACTGTCCACAACCCAATTGCATCTTGGTAGGGCTTACGTCTAACACCTTCGTGGTGTCTAAGCATTTCCAAAGCTTTTTGACTTACTTTCATTTCTTACTAAAAGCTTGAGTTCCAAACCAAAACGAAACAATAGAAGCCCAGATAGTCTGGGTGTCATCATCCCAGAGTTGAGTAAGAGCAACATCAAAAGCTACCCCAGTTTTCCAAGCATAGATGAATCCAAAGATCTCTACGAAGGCAAACATCAGAAACATTCCGTAGGTAATAGCAGGACGCACCATAGCACGTGCGTTAACCACCCAGGTGCTAGCACCCTGCCCAATAGCTATGTCGTGCGCGTAGAGGCTCTGACGCTCCTGCATAGCGGTCTGACTGTTTGTTACATCAGCATTGATTTGAATCTGTTCTGTTTGAATGTGCTCAATACGTTCCTGAACCTCTAGTCCTGCTTTCTTGAGTGCTAGTTCCCGTTCAGTCTGCATCTGGGCTAAAGTAACTTCGTGTTGTTTGTCAGCACGATCTTGAAAAAAATCTAGTATCTTTGGCACACCGCCGGACAGAAAAGAGATAACTGTAGTAAGAAGAGTAAACATTATTTTTCATTCCTTTTGTTCCAAAATTCAAATAGCGTTCTAACTTTTTCTTCTAGTACTGCAACACGTAAATCTAGTTTACTAAGAACAATAATCAAAGTAATTATGGCTAGAAGTATCGGCCATGCTTTTGTAAGCAGGTCGAAGGTGTCCACTATTTATCAGCCTTATCGTCTAGCTTGGCAAAGATCTTGTCCAACATTTCGTAGATACGTTTTAGGTCTTCTTTGTAATCGTCTTTTGATACGTAAATCACAGGCACAGCGTTTAATTTGTCTTCAATCTTTTCAATAGAACGAGTAATAGAATTGATAGTCCAGCCGCCAAAGAATGCAGCAACACCAACAGCTATATTAATTAACGACTGTGCTTCCATTATTTGTTTGCTATGGGAGTCGTTGTAACAAGGCGTAGCAACACAATGCCTACAGATATACCTACACCTACCATCATCTGAACTACTGGTGTTACTGGTAACAAACCAACGTAACCTTGAACAATAGACAGTACGGCAATAATGATTGCATACCAAACGGTTTTAGATTTAAGTAGTTGTAGAATCATTTTATTTATTTCCTAGCAAATAATTACCACAGTAAAAATATTAACTTTAAGCTACAACTGCTTTTAAGATTGCAAATGCAATCACAATAGCTTCGCTTAAAGAACCAGCAGTAATGTTTCGCACGTTGATACTAGCTAAACCGGCAGCAGACTGAGCATTAAGCAAGTAAGAACCCGCAGTGCCTCCACTGATGTGATTCAATATCAAAATATCACCTGCTTCAATTACCGTGTTGGTCAACGTGAAACTGACTGTGGTATCAGAAGCAAGCAAAGCAGCATTCAACGTAATCTGACCAGTTGGTTTGTTTAGCGTTACGCCTGTAGTTTTGTTAGTGGCTTGGGTAACTGTTCCACCAGAACCTGTAGAGTAGCCATGTTTTCCGGTTCCACTAATTACTTGATTACCCGTGGTGCTGAGGCTGGTGCCAGTTGCCACGCCGATCACAGGTGTGGTCAATACCATTGAAGTGCTAGTGCAATTTGATAAGTTGCCACTAGTGGGTGTTCCCAATATTGGGGTTACCATCACCATAGAAGTGCTTGTACACGCGCTAATGTTGCCGCTGGCAACGGTGCCTAATGTTGGAGTTACAAGAACCGGACTAGTTAGTGTTTTATTAGTTAGTATTTGTGCTGTAGTCTGTGTAGCTAAACTTAAATTAGCTACAATTTGTGCTCCAGTAGTCGGAGGATTGAAACTACCGTCTCCAAGAGCTTCAAACGTAGTTGCATCAACCGCGTTAAGCCACCCAGAGTTAATCAACGTGCCGCTAGTAAATGTTTTGCTTTCACTCATGATACGTATGCCCCGTTAAAGTTATCTGAGTAAGCACAATCAGCTTCTCCGTAATCTGCTTGTCCTAAGTGGGTATCGTACGTACAGAAAGCGTAGCCATCAGGAAAAGCTTTGTAAATACCAGCTACAGCACAACCACCTATAGCTAATCCAGCAATAGCTGTACCACCTTCTACAGTACAGACACCTACAAATTGATCTTGTGGTTCTGGCCTAGACCAAGGCACAGCTATCTGGTCAGCTCTGGCTCGTACAAAGTCTTGTGGTTGACGTTCCTCAAAGTCCTGGGAACAAACCATAAGACCATCCCAACGCTTGCGTAAGTCAGTATTTTTATACTTTCTTCCACAAACGTCGCAGATAGTGTTCCAGTCTCCGCTGCTATATATTTCTTTTAGAGACATGGTTACTACCTTTTAACTAAACCGTGTATAACTTAATGAGTTCCATTATGACCGTAAAGTTCTGAATAGAACCTGCTGGGTATCCAGTAGTAATCAGACTGATGCTGCCGTTGTAGCCGTTACGAGTCTGGTCAGGAATAAAGCCACCATAGTTAGTAGCCACAATACGACCACGACCAGAAATAGGAGTAATTTGTTCTGGGTTGTTACCCATCCAAGCTAATTGAATCTCCAGTCCTTTGCCTATAGAGTATTCAATAAGATCTACTCTAAAGCCAGATAGAATCCCATTAACGTCATTGTTAGCAGTGTACGCGCTAATATCAATGGCTGTTTCAGAGATGTCGCTAGTATCCAAAACACCCGTAAGCTTGACTACTAGGTTACGTGGGCCTTCTTCTAGCACTTGTGTGTCAAGTACGTTTGCCATTTAGGTCTCCAATAAGAGTTCTGAGAGTAGGAAGAAGTATTAACCTCTCCCCACTCAAGATGTTACTAGTAACTTATTACAGACCAGCGTAACGCTCTGCGTAACCAATCTCAACTTCAAACGTCGGAGCAGCAGCCAAAGCCGTTGCCCAGATGTCCAACTGCAACGACCAACCTGGAGCAATAACAACCGGAGCAACCGGAATAGTCAGCGAGTTAATTGCTGAAGCATAGCCAAAGTTAGTTGGAGAAGTTACATCACCAAACGTCCAGATCCACGTAGAACCAGCCAACGGAATAGAAGATTGAATCATACCGTGAGCAAGAACACGTTGAGCAGCAGTCGGAAGACTCACAACGTTAGCACCAGCGTAAGACAGCAACTGTGAAGCATTGCCAGTGTTAGTGTTTTGATTGTAGACAGACAAAGCAGTGCCACCCGAAGTATAGCGGCTGGTCGGATCAGCACGAAGCGAGAACAGGGCTTGCGTAGCCGAAGTCCAAGCTTGATCGCCAATACGCGAGAACAGCTTTATGTACTTTAGGTACACGCTTTTATCACCAGTAACACCCCTGTTGTACAGGTAGATGTACGGAGCAGCTTGAGCGTGGGTTGAAGAGGCAGTAGCTGCATCGTCAACAACCGAGGTGGTCATGGCAATAGCAGTACCAACAGTAGCGTTCTGAGCTGTAAAGTAACTGCCTTCATCAGCAAGAAGGTGGTCACTGTTCCAAACGTTTGCTACTTTCTGGCTACCAGAAATATTAATATTTGCGTTAACGGGCATGATATATATCCTTATTAAGAATTAGTACGCACGGTCTTGGGAGGCCATCAAGAAATCAACAATAAGATCACTTGTCGTAGGAGCAGTAGCGGCAGCTTTAAGACCAACAGCAAGAGCCAGCGCAGTTGACGTAGGCAAGTTAGTTAGAACAGTTTGTGAGTAAACTTTGTTGTCGTTTACAAACACATCTACTGCGTCTTTACCGTTGTAGTAAAAGCCAAGACGAACAAAAGTAGCATTGACCAAAGTGGCTACAGCAGACTGAGTTGTAGACGTAGACGACTTACGAACTACAAAATCAATCGTAGAAGCACCAGCAGCTTTATTAAAATAGATTCCATCTGAAGGAGTCAGGGCGCTATTAGCTGCTGTAATGCCAAGTTGGATTTGATCGTTAGCAGCCGTAGTAACTTTAAACCCAGTGTAGAACCAAACTTGTTGGCCTGAAGTAAAGTTAAAATCTAACGGGTTAGAAATGATTGCAGCAATGTCACCAGTAACACTTGAGGCACCACCAGCAAGAGAAATTAGACCACCAGCACCAGCAGTAAGACCAATGGTAGCGTGTGTAGTAGTGTTGGTAACAGTCCAGTCAGCAGCAACGTATTGCTGAAAATCATGGAAGTCAACAATAGGATCAGTAGGATCAGGTTGACCAAACATACCAAGAGTTTGGTTAACTTTCTGGGTTGATACTCCAGCAGGAAAACGTGTAGGTGTAGACATCGTAAAACTCCTTTAGTTACGTTCTATGTTGTATAGAACGCTGTGTCTGTGCAGCGTAACTTACAGAGTGTAGTGCTATTTAGGGCATTTGGGAACAGAAGGCGTAGGACGCTTTCCTTTTTCTTTCTCACGTTCAAAACTCATTGTAGCTCCTTTAAGTAATACACGAAGAGGGTTTTACCCCCCTCCGTGTTACTAGTAACAAATCACTGTTACGGGCCGTTGACACCCCAAATAGCACGGGGATCACTCCAACCAAACGAATAACGCTCATACCCTTTAGCTTTCGCGTTCATGGTATCAAAGTCATTGTCTTGGTCAAACATGATGCTAACGCGCTCATAGTGTTTCATGCCAGTTTTACCAGGAATGCTATTCCGAATAAACCAAGCATGAGCAGCCGTAAAGTAGTGGTTAACTTTAAAGCCACCAGGAATGTAATTCCCAGATTTCAGCACGTTGATGTCGTTGTTAGCAGTACCAGGCTGATACGAGCTATGAAGAATACGCTGTGCGTTAAACACCTCGTTCCGAGCAATGTGCAAGGTTTGCGGCATAACCGAGATCAAAAGACCACGGTCATTCTGGAAACCCATAATTGCAATCATTGCGTCTTCAAGAGCTGCTTCGCTCAGGTCAGCATCTACGGAAGGTTTATTAGCCCACGTACCGCCAGTCGTATTCGGGTGGCTAGTCGAGCAAAGCTCAACCGCATCGCCACCTTTGTACGTGCTGTTAAAGGCACGATTGTAGATGTTAGCTGCAACGTTTTCTTTCGTTTGACGGAAAGACATAGCCAAAGCTGATGCACGTTTGCGAGAAATCGCCTCGTACAGGTTATCGTCCAACTCTTCTTTCGTAACAATGTAACCCATAGCATACGCAATGTGCGTGTAACGGGTAACAAAGCCTTGAACTTCTGAGTCGTACGTAACCGCTTGGCCTTGGTTCTTAATCGGAACCAAACCAAAACTGGTCAGTTGAACATCTTCCTCGTAGTTTTGATGCGAGTTGTCAGTATCAAACAGATCAGTGTATTCAGTTTTGTGTTCGTCATAGACCTGACCCCACCACGCTTTGACTCCAGGCCAAAGTGCTTTAGGGTGACTACCGGTTGTGATAATTCCAGCCATAATAGTTTCCCCTTACAGACCAGTAAAGTTCGTGCCAGTGGCAACACCAAACTCGTGGTTATTGAACCGGCAAAGAATTCGAGCATAAGCTCCAATTGCATTGTCGGGCTTTTGAGACAGACCCAGCATTTGAATCGGCAACGTGTTGGTCGTATTCACGGTAGCACTTGACAAAATAATGTTTGAGTACGGCGAAGATGGAGCCAAATACGTGTTTTGACTGATAGCGTAGGTTTGGTCTGCACCCGAATAGTTTGACGCAATGCCAACGTTGTAGCGCATTTTAGCAAGCGTAATATTCGTAGCAGTTGTACCAGCACTAACTTCAAACAACAGATTGGGATCATCTGCAACATACACATACCGAACAGCAGTACGAGTGCCAGACAAGATGTACGTATTTTCTAGACTGAGAGAAGTACCGACCAGTGACACACCCGCATCAGCCACACTCACACCCACAACAACCCCAAGAGCAACAAAGCTCGACGCAGAAGCGACGGGTACTTTGATGATGTAGGGAATACCATTTGCATCTGAACCACCAGCCGACTGAACAACGTCACCGATGGCGTAGGAAGCAGTAGTATCCCCAGTAGGGACTGCGTACATACGAGCTTGACCAGAGTAGGCGGCACCATTCAAGTAGCCAACGGGGTTAAACCCGTTAATCTTGTTGGTATTAGCCATATTAAATTACTCCAAAGATAAAGTTTAAGAAAGCTTGATACCGTCTTTGGGAACGTACAACATGGGATCAACTCCCGTAATGTTGCCTTTCCTGATGGCAGAATCAATCTTATCGTTTTTTGCTTGAAGTTCAGCTTGATCTTCCTCAAACCATTCTTGCTGAATCTTCATCAGGTACCCGTACATTGGTTCGCCTTTATCCCTAGCGCCAACCAAGAAACGTATCCTGCTATCTCCTAAGTCACCATTTCTGGCAACCACGTTATCCGAGAGTCCCTCAACTTCTTCTGGTTTAACGAACAAGTAGCCGTTATCCAGTGCATCCTGAATCCTTGTCTTGTCATCATTCATTATGTGCAAATGATAACCTGGAATGTTTGCATCAACAGACAATTTACCCTTAGTTCCGTTAAACACGCCACGTTTACGGCGAGTAGCACCATTACTGGCTGGGGTAGGCTCACTGGCTGGCTGACGACGTTGGGCAATTTCTGCCAAAGCTTCGTTCCGTTTCTCTTCAATAGTTTTAGCGCGAGGCATGATAGTAATCCCTTTCTGGTTAAGAAGACCAGTCGTACTCTTGTACGTACTGTTCTTTGGTCATTAACTTCTGCTTAACAAATCTATCGCAAGCTTGTTTGGCTTCTGGGGGAAGATCGTTATAGCCATGTTTACCACTTCCTTGGTTAGGTCTAGGCCGATTGCTGCCTGACTCCGCAGTAAAGTTGGGGGTTCGTTGAGTCTTACCGAACCGCTGTGGCATCTCTTCTTCCAGAACTTCATCTAGCTTTTGAAGGAACGCTTTACCCGTAAGGTGAGGCATATCCTGTCTGATTGTCTCGCCAATAGCGTTAGCTATTGAAGTCTGCCTCTTATCTTTACCGAACCAGTCATTACTATCTAACCAAGACTGAAGCGCAGGATCAATGGTGCTAGTTATATTGGGCGTTGGTTTAACCTCTGCCGCCTTAACACTGTCGTCCTTAGCTTGCTTGGCTTCCTCTTTAACGGTGTCAATGGCATCGTCAAGAGCGTTTACTCGCTTACCGTCGCCATCAGAAATAGCTTGAGCACGTGCTTCACGCAACTGCTCAACCTGTGCCTCTAGATCTTTGGCTTTACGGTCGTACGCTTCCTTTTGAAACTTTTTGAATTCGTCTGCTGCTTGTTTGAATTCTTTAAGGTTCTCTTTGGTTTGGTTAAGTTCTTTAAGAAGGTTTTCATTGTTCTTCCTAAGGATAGGAAGAATCTCTCTACCTCGCTTAACGAAAGTCTCGGCGTCAACCCAGTCTTTTTCATCACCACGGTACTTCTCCTTAGAGACCCAACCCTGCGACACAGCTTCCTGAATGACACTTGCGTCTACTTCAGAACCCTCTGTCTCAGAAGCTTCTTGGGTGCTAGCTTCATTTTCAGCCATCATATACTCCTTTTAAATATCTCGGTCAACTAGCTCGTCATGTTCTTAGTAACAAGATAGGGATCAACTAGCTCAACGTCAGAATCTAATACAGCCGTAACGTCGGTGTCGTTAATGATCCGATACTTCTTACCGTCTTTGCCTACGTAGAGAAGTCCTGCGTACTTGGCAAAGGCTATTTTGTCTCCAACTGCACACCAAGGTTTGTCTGCTTCTTCGTAGCAGCTTTCGCCCATCGACATAACTACGCCAGTAGTGTTTGACATCTGTTCTCGCTCTCGTCCTTGTTCTGTGGCGAGGATAATACCGCTTGCTGTTTTTTCTGCTATGTCTCTAGGCAGGATCAGAATCCTGTGTCCCACTGGATTGATTCCGCTGGTTGTCATACTTTGGCTCATGTAAGTCCTCATACTCAAGAGTTAAAATAAGTGCAATTGATTTGCACATTCCTTTTACTACTTCAGGGTGTTCGTAAATGTCATTTACTAACCCTTCCTTCATTTGCTCACGTTCTTCCTTCAGCTTCTTCATAAACTTTAAAGTGCAAGGACTAGTCATCCATTCTTCGTAGTCCTGCGTAGTGACAGCAATACTCATATACTTAGTCCTATCTTTGTCTTGAATAAAACCAATACTCATACAGGTTGACCCACAGACTGTTGCGGCATCATTCCTTGTTGGGGCATCTGCGGAGTATCACCACCTTGCCCACCGAAACTATCGTCGCCCTTCATCATTCCAAATGCTTTAGTCATAGTCTCGATGCTGCCAAGGATTCCTTCACGCCGTTCACGTTGCATCGCTATGGCAGTGTTGATCTCGTTTACCTTCTGTTTACTTTGAACCGTACCTACTTCTGCTTCAATTAACTTGGCTTCTGCTTCCATCTTGTGGATCTTTGCTTGAGCTATTTCTGCTTCTTTCATGAGCTTGAGGAGACCAAGCTTCATGTGCAAATCCAACTCAGCCTCTTTAGTCTTGGCTTTAATTTGTTCAATCTGTATCTTAGGATTGACGGGCGGTTCAATCTTGTTCGGGCCTTTAGGATCAGGCAACAACAGATCAACATCCTGTATACGAAGAGCTTTGAGAAAGCGTTTTTCAACCTCGTAACGGTTGTAAAGGCCAGGTGCTTCTTTTACTGACGCTTGCATTGCAAGAGCTTGCTGAAGACGCAAAGCATCGGAGGTAATACTCGGGTCTGCTGACGGACGTACGTCACTAGAATCCCCCTCATAGTCCTTAACCAGAATTACGCCCCTATCCGTAGCTTCAGAAATGAAGGTCATGTTCTCGGTAATGTGCAACTGGTTAAGTCGGTAAAGCTTACGGAACTCGTTCTTAAGAGATCGGTAAGTACGTTTAAAGATTCCGTTGAAGACCTTTTTTCCTTCTTCAGCAACCGTACGACTAGTCTCAGCAGGAGTATTCTGGCCTGGACTCTGGCCTACAAGGATGTCTACAGCCCCACCAGTACGCTCTCCGTAGTTAATCAGGAGACTGAGAAGGGTAAACAATACTTGGCTAGGTTCACGAACCGGAAGAGGCATAATCCCCTTCTTAAGGTCATCGCCTGTGGTATCTACGTGTTTCCACTCCAAAGGCGTAAAGGAATAATTGCCGCCTCGTACCTTGATTCCTCGACTAAGGAAACCACCGGCTGTGACAGACATGGTTCCAGCATCGACAAGCTGGTTGATAAGGGTGTTAATAGACTCGTTAAGAGGCCCAAGAAGGACACCAAAGCCAAGGTCATAGAAGCCCCCATCTGGACTGGGAATAAAGGGATACTTAGTAAAACAGTGCTCAGGCATGATACGAAGGATTACACCCTTGTCGTTACGTTGAATACTGCTCTCAAAGTAACGAGCCACAATACGAGCTACCTTACGGGTATCCCTACGTACATAGATGATATAAGGTTCTTCGTAACCATCACCGTCAAAGTCAAAGTAACGGTGCTGTTCAAGAATCTCGTATGGGGTACTGTGGTCAGTTGGTTGGGGAGGTGTTAGTCCTTGAGCTTTAATACTGGCTGCATTGAGAGTTCGGTTCTCTCCAAGACTACCAGACTCTGTAGGACGCTCAACGCCTACGTCTTTCCAAAGACCCCGTACCACCCGTTCATAGATGTCGTTCTTACTGTAAAACAGTATGTGGGTAATCCTCGGAGCTGTCTCTAGAGTCTTAGTCCAATAGTTGACTACCAGATCTTTAGCAAGGATGTTTTCGCTAATGTTCTTACCGCGTATGGGATCAAACATGCTCTTCTTAAAAGCACAGCCAATAATCGGCTGTGTTATGAGAGCTTTGTCCATCTCAGATTCCCACGCCTCATCCTCTTCCATGATCTGATAACTCATGTGGGTTTCAATGCGCTCTGCCCGTTTGGTCTTCTCTCCGTCAGAGTCTTCCCCAATTACACGACACTTAACGGGAGTATCTCCATTGATAAGGGTCGGATAGGCTCTAGCGTGATACTGAAGAGCTGCAATAGTGACTAGGGGGAATTTAATGTTGCTGGCGTTAGGCCAAGGGAAGTTTTTTGTTTCTGTTACTTGCAAGGCCAGCTTCATACTGGCTTCCATCTTTTTTTCCCAGACGGAACGACTTTGAAGGTCTGCGTCAAAATCTGAAACTATTTGATTGCCAATACTTTGTAGTTGGTCATCAGTCAGAAGATCTGCAATGTTTGGTTCGTAGATCAGATCATCTGTTTTTAAATTGTAGGTGTATTCCATATCTCTCTCTTTCGGCTAGTATCCGGTAACGGGGCTTCTGCCCACCATATCGTCAGACTGAAACTTACGAACCATAAGGCGGTACTCTTCGTCCTCGTCCTCTTTCTCGGAGGGGGTTTCCCACATTTTATCAAGCATCAATCCCATGTATGCCCACGCATCTACCTGGTCATCGTGCCTATCACGCGGAAACCTAATCAACTCATCCTCGAAAGACTGGTACCAATCAGAGTCTTTGTCAAATCTTACAGCCCCAGCTCTCATTCTGGCTTGTATGCTTCTAGCGCGGGTAAGTTTATCAGCAGACGGAGCCAGTAAAGCTGTGCTGATGTACTCGTTGCGCTCTTGCATCGCCTCATTAAGATACGGGCCTATCGACTTCTGAATAACACCCTTTTCGATTCCAAAGAGTACCGGCTTATAGATCCTCTGTAAGGCAAGCATAGTATCCACTATTTGTAAAGAGTCAAGTCTCTCCTTTAAAACATGGACTAAGTGAAGCTTGTTCTCGTCATCCATGCCAGCTACACAGAAAGCCGAATAGTCAGCCTTTTGGGACTGAGATACCGCTAGATCGCAGGTAATGTAATACAAAAGTTTTTTCTTTTTGTTGTCCCCAGTCATAGCTATGAAATCGTGTTTCTTAAAAAAGGTATCTGTCTCATCAACAGGAACGTTAAACATTTCCTGACTGTAGACATCAGACAGTCCTTGTCTAGCGTAGTCTTCCTTCATAGCCTTAAACTCTTTGGCAGACTTCTTTTGGGGCCAGAGAAGCTTACTGTAGTCTTCCGTATGTGCTCGGTACTTGATAGATTTCCAAGACAGTCTTACGTCTGTGTATTCTCGTAGGTCTTCCCGAATAAGGCTCTTGTGGCCTCCTGCAATAGTCTTGAGAAGGCTGCTAGGCATTAGGTTCTCAAGAAGGCTGTCAAGGTGAAGGATAGTACCTACTAACCTAATCTTGCCTTTGTCAGACAGAGCTGGAAGCAAGGCTCCATAGAACCATCGTTTGAACTTTAACCGTCTGTCTCGGTTCATTACGATCTCATCGTTCTCCATATCGTCCCCAACGATAAGACCTGGCCTACGGTTCTTCCACTTTAAACCCCTCAGTTTTTGTTCAGATCCCTTAGCTTGAATACGAAACAAGTGGCCGTCATCCATACTGCAAATAAGGTCGTCTTCAGTGTCTTTAACAAACTCTCTAACACCAAATAAATTTCTAAGATCTTCATTCTCTACAAGTTCCTTTTTGATGTCTCCGAGGAACTGTACGGATTGACCAACAGTATCAGAGACAATAATTACGTAAGTCTGTTCTCTGAATAAGACAGATGCT